TACTTTAAAAAAGATGATGATGTTTGAAGACCCACTTTTTACAACGCTTGTTATTCTTGTAATAGCATTATTTGCCCTTATAATAATAACTGACGACAACGATGACCCACCAGACATTAGTTGTTGGAACGATTAATAACGAAACATGGAAAACGAATTATGGAAAATATCCCTAAAGCTTACGAGCATCAGACCGTAACTACTAACTTTATATTATCTACTCCACGATGTTTAATTACATCAGACCCTGGTACAGGTAAAACACGTTCTGTATTAGATGCTATTACAAATCAACCAGGTAAAACACTTGTAATTGCACCTTTGTCTATACTAGAAGCTAGTTGGGCAGAAGATATACAAAAGTTTCAACCTAGTATACAATATGGCATTGCTTATGCTAAAAACAGGAAAAAAATATTTGAAGATAATAGCCTCGACATGGTTATCACTAATTTCGAAGCTGTTAACTTCTTATGCAAAAACACACATCTTCTCAAAGACTTTCGCACCCTCGTTATTGACGAATTCACTGCGTTCAAAAATCGGGAGGCTCAGCGTTCAAAAAATCTCAAATCTATTATTCATTACTTTGATAATAGAATTGCTATGTCTGGGACTCCTAATAGTAATTCTATTCTAGACCTCTGGCATCCAGTATATCTTATTGACGAAGGCAAACGACTAGGCGAACGTTTCTGGTCTTATAGATCACAAGTTTGTACACCAAGATTCAACGGCTTCGCTAATGAGTGGATTGACAAACCTGGCGTAGAAGAAGTTGTAGCCAACCGTCTGTCTGACATATCTATTCGTTACAGCCTTAGTGATTGTATTGACTTACCTGACAACATTACTAGAAATGTCTATTGTAAGTTATCTCCTAAAATAGAACACATGTACAATACGCTAGCAGATGAGTCTGTTTTGTACACAACTTCAGGAACTGTAAACGCTATTAATGCAGCCGCTCGTGTAAAGAAACTTTTACAACTAGTATCTGGTGCAATTTATGACGAAACAGGTAAACCTATTTACATACATAAAGAACGTTACAACCTTGTGATGACGTTAGTAGGTCAACGCAAACACAGTATCGTTGCATTCAACTGGAAGCACGAACGTGATGCGTTGATCGAAATCGCTGAAAAAGAAAAGATATCATATGAAGTTATTGACGGTAGTGTACCTGCTCACAAACGAAAAGATATTGTACAAAGATTCCAGGCTGGGCATTTGCAAGTATTGTTTTGTCACCCACAATCTACTTCACATGGCTTGACTCTTACAAAAGCTACAACAGCCATTTGGTGTTCACCTACGTATTCAGCTGAGCATTTTCAACAGTTTAATAGACGAATACATAGAGCAGGTCAAGACCAAAAAACAGAAACAATATTGATCACAGCAAAAAATACTTGGGAAAAACAGGTATACAAAAAATTAAATGGTAAACTAGGTAAAATGGAGAATTTACTCCATATCTTATCGGAAACAAAAAATGAAAAAGGAAAACAGCATAGTAATGATACCTGAAGAAATACAAGAAAAACTAGACGAAATTATTAAAAGAGACCCACAAGCTGTAGCTACAGCACTGGTGTTTGCGATGAGTGAACTTTTGTGGGAAAAACAAATAGACACTTCTTCTTTGTTACAAGAAGCAAGTAAAGAGGCATTGTCATTAGTTGATACTGTACATATGTCACAACCCAGGACGAAGGAGGTCCTACATTAATATGAAAAAAAGTATGGATACTTTATTAAACGAATTACACGAAGTTCGTTCCAACCTAAAAGAACTTTTAGAGAAGGAATCTGCTCTTAAGAAAATTAAGGGTGAACTCGAAACCGAACTCGTTATTATGTTAGAAGGTCAAGGAATTGACCAGATTAGTAACGATAAGGCAACAATTTCCATTAAAAAGGAGATTGTACCGACTGTAGAAAATTGGGATGTTTTCCAAGAGTATATAGCTGAAACTGGTATGTTTGAGTTAATGCAAAAGAGAGCGTCAGCAACTGCCTACAGAGAATTACAGCAAATGGGACAGGATGTTCCTGGTGTAAAAGCTACGGAGTTAACCAAAGTTAACTTCAGATCGAAATAAAAACGGAGGACGAAATATGACCGATGTAGCATTAGTAGCAAAGAGCGTGCCCGCGCACGTATCAAAGAGTTCAGGTCTTGGCAATGAAGACGTTTCAGCCGAGCACTTGCAAACTCCACGCGTTAAACAACTTCAACAGTTGTCTAACGAAGTCGATGAAAACCATAGTGAATATATTGAAGGGGCCAAACCTGGCGACTTTATAAACACTATTACCAGAGAAAACTACGGTAAAGAAATGTATGTAATAAACATTAAGTTTACCGAAGAGTTTGTTATCTGGAGAAAAAGAGAAAAAGGTGGAGGTTTAGTTGGAAGCTATAGCTCACAAAAAGATGCTTATACGTATCTTGAAGCTGAGGGTTTAGCCGTAGAAGACTACGATATTATCCAAACTCAATCTCACTTATTGCTTAGAAAGGACGCAGAAACTGGCGAACTTTCTGGACAACCTTTTATCTTTGACTGTTCATCATCAAAGCTTAGAGTTTCTAGAGAATGGAATACTCAACTTAAGTTAGCAGGAGGCGATAGATTTTCTTCCTTATGGAAAATGTCATCTGCTCAAACCCAAAATAGAGCTTCTCAAAAGTTTTACAATATAGCTGTTGAGAACCAAGGTTGGGTAACTGATGAAGACTACGCAGCTTCTAAAAAGCTGTATGAGTCAGTCTCTTAAAAGGAGAAGGTGGTGCGGTGTAAAAGCCGCACTTTTTTTGTATGAAACATAAGCTAAACAAACCTGCTTTTATAGAATCTGTTACAGATACTATGCTGGGCTTTTGTATAAACTTTCCACTCTCGTGGCTTGTTTTATTTGTTATGTTATACTTTACTCAAAGTGCTTTATTAATCTCTATAGTTCAAGTTGTACTCTTGACCATAGTTGCCATAATAAGGCGATATCTCACTAGGATATACTTTGAAAGAAAAGGACTTCATAAACAAAGTACACAAAAAACTTTCAAATGATGTGTACAAATGGAAAATAAATGATCCATACCATGGAGGCGTTCCCGACGCTTTTTACTCTGGTCCCAAAGGTTTTTGTTTTGTTGAATACAAATACAAAGAAACGCTGCCTAAAAAAAGTAACTCAAAAATAAAAATTAATTTATCTGAACAACAAAGAATCTGGATAAACAGAGCACAAGACCATAAGCTGCCGGCTTATATTGTTTTTGCCTCTAAAGACCAAGTGTGCCTGCTTACCAACCCTAACCTCCCTTCAATTTGTGTTGGAGGGTTTAACCGAATGGCACAGTCGTTCGACAACTACATTGCATTTTTGGAGAAAATATGCCTAAAATAAAAAAAGATATGGTAAACCACCCGCCGCATTACAACCATAATCGGCTGGGAATTGAGTGTATCAAAGCCATCGAAGCCAGTATGACTGAAGATGCGTTCATGGGATACCTAAAAGGAAACATAATGAAATACTTATGGAGATATGAGTATAAGAACCAAGGAGAAGATTTACTAAAAGCTCAGTGGTACTTAAATAAACTCATAGATGTAAAAAATGGAAACTAGATATACAAGACTTACTTCCTTAAATGGAGTTTGTTCTAGTATTGCAGATTCACCTTGTATCGGAAATTGCACTGTCACACAATGGGGCGATCTAAGATGCAAAGGTTGTGGACGTACTGCTTCTGAAGTAAGAGACTGGGATTTATTACAAGATACTGAAAAAAAGCTAATAAATATCAGAAATGCTCAAGAAGGGTTCAAAATTAGGCAGTTAAGAGCCGAAAAAGTGCTAGTAGCTCCTAAAACGCCGTCTAAACAATTTTCTGCAAAACTGGACTCATAGTACCTGGAACTCCTACAAAACGCCTTACACGGCAAATAAGAGCGTCGTTTTTTTCTATTTTTTAAATTTTTTAGAAATCCACTTTATTACGTTGTCAGGGTACTTAGGATTTAGAACTACAAAGCCAATCCCGGCAACAATTGCTAATACAATTACTAATTCAATCATTTTTCTTCCTCTTTAATAAGAACAATCTATACGAATGTTCTTTCTT